CGTCATGTTCAGTGGCGTTCTAAAGGGCAAGTCTCCAGTTAACCACTGCTTCCACACTGTACGCGACTGTCGCCGGAGACCTGAGGAGTATGCTCTTACCGATTCATCCAAAACGTAATTGTCTATATAGTCGAAAGACTTCATATCTAGTAATGAACGAATCATTAGAGAAACTCCAGGTACTCCGAACCAACGTGCATCAACCATCGGGGTCGGTGTTCCATCCTGCGGTGTGAGCGGTGGCATAGCGGACCACTGCATTGGCTGTACATTAACCAGTCTGTCCATTCCCTCGTCCTCTGGTGCCTCAGGCGTCGATAGTGTAGTCAACATGACTTCACGCAGGTTGTCTGCTCCCACGTCAGGAAAATCCTTCAGTGTCTCGTCAAACCCAGTCATATCTGAAAGCAAGTCGACGTGCTTATTACGCGACCCAGTTTCTACACCCACCCAACGTTCCGACCAGGGTAACAAACCGCCGCCACCAAAGGTGGCTGGCGTATGTAGCCAATGCCGCACATCCTCTTCCCTCCAACCGCTACCGCCAGCAATATCGCGTATCATGTGATACTCGACCCTGCTATGGTCCACCCCCCTCGAGGCGATCTTGCACCAATTGCCTGCTATTGCGCGCGCCCGTGATTCCCCAGGCTTCGGGTCCTCTACGTTCGGGGCGCGAGACAAGAGTGATCCCATCCGTCCTGGGTAACCCAGTGACGAGTTTTGAGTCAACCGCTTCCGCAGGAACTCATCCGAGTCTTGGAACACCTTGAATTTCATAGCATTAATTTCGAAGTTCATGCAAGTGAAAGCCCAAACCACCCAAGCGCAGTCACCTGGGTTACCAAGACAACTCTGCACATCATCACCTGTGTGCATACTTGACATAACGTTCACCCTGTAACCATAGCGCCTGGCTGTTTCTACTGAGCACTTGAACTCCGCATAATTGAATGCAGTGTCGAGCAAGGCTGTCCACCTCCACCCAGAGATGATTCCTTTCTCTATCGGTATGCTAATATCGACTTTAGAATCACGCAGGCGTACGACACTCCTAGGGTCCAGAAAACTAGCCTTTTCATTCTCCAGACAGACGTTGAGCTCCTGCAACACGTCCGGGTCAGTCACCATCTCATTTAGATACTCACGTACCTCGTCGACAAAGATAACAAGCATCTGTTTCGTCTGTGACCAATCGAAATGTGTCTGGTCAAGTGGCAAACGTGTTCCGCCGTTCGTAAATTGTAGTAAGCTCTTCCACTTCTCGTAGAACCCCTCCGTACCTAAGAACATAGTGGATATTTGAGAGCCCTTGAGGTAAGCCTCGAAATAATAGGAGATGAACGCCTGTCTAAGGTACTTCCGTATGTCCGATGACACAACCGCGCGTACCTTGCCAAGCTCCAACTTCTCTAATACCTCGTTTTCCTGCCTCACGAACTCACTTTCCGCACTAGTCATCCAGTGATAGAGTTGATCTACAGAATGCGTCCAAGCTGTACGCCACTTGTTT